AAATCCTTTCCTAAAATTGAAAGTAAAGAGATCGTATTGGAGAGCAGCGTGGGGCGCAAGCCTTTTACGTGTGAGACTCCTCAATGGCTAATTGAAGAGCTAAAGATGGAGGCAGCGGCAGTGGAAGAAATTCGGGTTGCGGCAGACTATTTAGCGGAGCGATTACAACAGGAGAAGGAGGCCGAAGAGATTAGGCTAGCCTACCTTGACATGGAGCGAGAGGATGATTTTGTGTTTACCACCAAGAAAGTTGGTGATTATGACATGGAGGAAGACTACTATGTGCCAGACCAATACGAGTTTGAAGAAGATGAGAAAGATCGTAAGTACCAGGAGCGTGAAGACGCCCATAGGCGTAATCAAGAAGAACGCCACGGCTTGACAGCCGGTCTGGATGACGATGCTGAAATCCTTGGTGAGAGACGCCATGGGAGACTCAAATTGGAGAATGGACATCCATTGGCCGAGATACCTAAGGAGGTTTTTCGGCCGGCCCCGGAAGTTATTGGGGCGTCCAAACAATCTACACCACCAGTATCCTCAGTTGGAGTGGCAGAAGTGCCACACAATATGCCTGGGAAATTGGTGAAATTACCATCTGGGACGAACCTATTGTTAAAACAACAGGTTTTGTCATCCGAGAAATCGGTAGATGTCGTCCCCTTAGACCAAGAGAGCCAAAAATCAAAGAAGAAGGCTATCCCCTTAACGTCTTTCGACGTTATGTCAGCAGACTATCACAGCCTGAACGAAACGGGAAAAGCCTATCGGAACAGAGTGGGGAGAGTGGAGGAGCACAACAAGCGACTCTCATTCACCCCAGGCCTGAAGAGCTTGCCGACATATGTCGGCGAGCTTACCGGAAAGTCATTTGGGGATTGGAACAATCTGGTGGATTCAACGTGGATGCACTCAATGCAGCCGGAGAAGAGATCGAAATCTCAGAAACCGAGGCAAGGGAAATTTACGCCAGAAGCCAGGATTCCGTATCCGAAAAAGCCAGATGGTTGGAAGAAGACCGCAACACAAGAGGAACAGTTCGAGCAAAATCGATTGGTTCTAGCTTGGGCGGCCCAACAAGTGCAGATGGACAAATTGACTCAGGAGAGGTTGCAAACCAGCGACTTGACTCCGGAGGAATTGGATTTGATAAGACGAGCGAGAGCAGAAAAGGACTCTCGTACGACCAATGTTATGAGTACTTCATCAAGTGTGCAGGTTACCGGAACCCCGATAGGGGCTCCGCTGCCGAGTACAACTCATTTCTAAAACATACTATGTACCAGAGGGCTCCACGTGGATTACGCGTGGAGGACATCTTTGGGAAGACCAAGTGTGCAAGCGTGCACGCTTGGGCCTTGACTAAATGGCCTAGGGCGGAATATAGGGGCAGTCCCACGAATGAACTACTGTTAGAGATGCTCGAAAGAGAAATCATGATAGGAGGGATTAAGTGGTCTGCCTCCCCAGGCTATCCTTTGACACATCTTAGGGCACGAAACGATACCGTGCTCCAGGATTTTTATTCACTTGTGTGCCGATTGGCATTGGAAATACTAATTAAGTATAGGGATACACCCTATTCTGAAGTGCAGGGGAAGAGCTCATTGGACCTATGGCGGGAAGGATTTATCCAACCCGTCAGGATCCAAATTAAAGATGAGCCACATCCCCAACGCAAGTTTGAGACTGAAGAGTTTCGAATCATTGCTGCTGGAAGTCTTGCGTTCCAGCTAGTAGAGAAGGTGTTATTTGGCACGCAACAACGTATCGAAACCGAAAATTGGAGAACCATCCCCTCAAAGTGTGGGGTTGGTTTTACAGATGAAGATAACCAACATATTTGGGATGAAGTGGAGAACATGCGTAAGCAAACCGGGCAGGGAGCCAGGTTTTGTGACGTCAAGAGATGGGACTGGAATACCTGGTTCGGCTTGTTACTCTTTGAAATACTGATATTTATAGATCTGATGGGGAGTAAAGGTACCCGTTGGGAGAATATGTTGTTGGTGTATAATTATTGTGCAGCAAAGAATGTTTGGATCACGTCAGATGGCAAGATCCTAGCACAGGATGATGAGGGGATAGTTAGGAGTGGTTCATTTAGAACCACTCCCAGAAATTGTAGAATCAGGGTATTAGGATGTGCCCTAGCGGACGAAACAGAAAGTTCCGCTTGGGCCATCACTAATGGAGATGATTCAGCTGAGAACGATGTGCCGAGGGATTACTCTCGGTTGTTCTGGACTATTACTGAGGACGAGAGGTCGCCGCAAGGTGGATCTTTCAGTTTTAACTCACATACCTACAAGGCTGGCGGAGTCGCCATACCTGAACAGTGGGCTAGGAGTATGCATAATTTGATTTGCAATGTTCCAAATGGCTTAAACGAGAAGGAAATGACTTTCTCGGAGTATGCCACACAATTTTTACATGAGAATCGACACGCTGATTCTGGCGAGGGGCCTTCCCTCGACAATTTTAGGACTTTCATAGCCTGGTTTGGGCGAGCCAGGCTAAATAAGCAAGAGAGAGATGGGAAAAGACAAGACTAAGAAAGTTGCGGAGGTCGTGATCGAAGAGAAGAAGGTTAAGGGAGGCGCTAATGCCGTTGTTGGAAAGACAAGACCCTTGCCTCATCTCGTTGTCGGTACGGCTGGTGATGCACTTGCGGCGCATAATCAAAAAGCCTTCAAGGGCGGTAAGAAAGCTCCATCACAGGAGCTTTCTAAAATGCGCAAATCTGTTAAGGGTAGCAACAAGCTACTCCCGCGTTTGGAACGCTATTTGGCGTCCCTGGCGCGTCCATTTGACACTGAAGTTGTCAAATGTCCGGTTAATTACAATCCGGTTCCCACTTTTATAACTACTTTGGCACGCATGACCAAGACCACCCAGATGCTTACTGTTTACGACGGTACAACCACTGAGTTGGATTTGTTCCCTGGTCATGCTTCCATTGTTGAAAATCAAAATCCTTCTGGTGCTCCAGTTTTGCAGACTGAGAGTGCTATGGACGGCGTGGCTTACCACGCCGCTCCTCAGTGGATTGGGCCTTCAGGGGGAGTTCCCTTTGGGGGCCTGTTCTGTATAGGGCCTATTGGCTCTACAGATCTTACAAGGACCTATCCTCCAGCATTCGGCATGTCTACGGATCATTTGCCAATTGTTGGGGGTGTGGCAGCTTCAGCGACGTCGTCAGTAGTTCCACCGGCTGGTGGGGCTATTTATCCCGCTATTGCTGACACTCCATTACCATACTCTGCTTCCACAGGAGCTGCACATGCTCGGTGGAAGCTTGTGTCTATGGGGGTCCGCATCATTAACGTGACCCAAGAGTTGAACAGGGGAGGAAGTGTTATAACTTGCCAACCAGTCAACCCACAGAATTTCCCTACCATTGCAGAGTTTTCGATAAACCCCACATGGAGGGATCATGGTCCTTGTGACAAAGCAATTGAGGTTTCATGGATTCCTCGTGCTGAAGACATGGCTTTTTGGCATCAGTCTATTGTCACGGTCCCCGGTTCAGGATCTCGCTATGCTGCTACTACCCCTGAGAATGCTGGGTTGCGGATTTGGTTCGTGAACCCTACTTTACAGATTCAACTGTTTTCAGTTGAGACTGTATTGAATTGGGAGTTGGGTGGAACCCTTCTCCAAACGGTTGGCACATCTGCCATCCATCAACCTGCTGACAAGAATGTGATTGAACCCACCTTGTCAGTCTTGAAGAACACCGCGCACACCGCTTCGGCAGCTTTGTCGATTGCGAAAAGTGTTGCTGAAGGCCTTGGACCACATGTGTCTGAGGCAGCTATGTATGCTGGGCATGCCAAACAAGTCATGGAGACTGTTGGCACCCTCTTTGGTAAGTGAGTGTTCTCCCCTATTTGTACTACGAAC